TATTAACCGCTGTAGTTTTGCCGTTAATGGCAGCCGCTGCGGCTTGAATGGCTTGTGCAGCCGTAAGCAAGCTGTCAGCTACGCCTTTTAATTCTGCCAGCGTTACCTCAGTCGCCGCATTCGGCAAGCCTGTGACAGGGTCAACATTGGTGACAGCCTGCGTCACCACAGTTTTGCCAGCTTCCTGACGCTCGAAAACGTCAGGGCTGTACGTAGCACCATCTTTATCTTGTAAGTCGATACTGCTCATTACTGCGCCACCTTATCTTGACTCTCAAATTCAGACTCAGCTGACGCAGTAGGGGAGGTGGCTATTACACCGCCATTGGCAGCTTGCACCTCACTTCCTAACGTGAGTGCTGTTAGAGAGTTGTCTTTGCGGTCAGCTTCAGCAATATCAATACATAGGTTTAGTTTTTCGGCGGTGGCGTCACATTGGTCGGCGAAGGTGATAAGAAATCCACTAGCCGCTGGCGAAAGTTCGGTGCTTTTTTCTTGAGCTGCGCGGGGAGGGGTGCCAAGCGTGGCTGTATCACTATGGCAGGTTGGACTTTGTTTTGTGGGGATGCGCAACTGTAAAGCCCCAGACTCCACACGGCGCATAAGATTAGCAGTATTAATTTTTGCATCAGATTCTCTCTTTTCAAATTGCTTAGTGAATTCATTTTGTTGTAGTAATTTTTTTCGCTCAACTTCGCGCACCTGTGCCAGCAACTCATAGTTGCGCTGTGCTAGTTTCGCCATGTCTGCATTTTCAGCAGCCACGTTTCGTTCGTGTTCCGCAGATACGCCGCTGTCATAAATGGCATAAAGACCACCCATGACTAATGCGATTAAAAGTACATAAATTAATGTAGTTTTAAACCAATCAGGTATTACTAAGTCGGCTAGCCATTTAGTCATTCTTTTACTCCATACTTAAGACCGATTAACTTACTAGCGGCACCATGCACAGTTAACGTGCCTAGATAGATCACCCAGATTTCACCTGTTGCAGTGCCTGAATAACTCATCCAGCAAAACGCAACGGTGGCAGATAGATAGGCAATGTTTGTCCATAGCTTGGTATGTGAGAGTCCGCCAGTGACTTCATCTTTGACTAAGTCAGTCAGTCTCATGTTGGGAGCTTCCCTGCTTTTAAATCGGCTAGCGTTAAGCCACCTGTATACTGAAAATGTGGGTATTCTTTAAATGACTTCCAATCGCCAGCCCACTCAAGGCCGCATGATTTACCAAGCTCAGCCACGCGTTGCCATAGCTCTAAATCGTCTTTATCATCATCGGATGGATCAGTATCAATGCCGTTGCCTTTGGTTGACCACACAGGCTTGCCATTGCGTAATGGCACTACGTCATAAGAAACACGGTATTGGTGCGTGCTATCACCTGATTTTGCTCTGGTAACAATTGCGCCAGGCTTAGTTCTGCCTTGTGCGTACAGCGCAGTTTGGTCAGCAGCGCAACGGTAAGTGCAGGTGATGAGTAAGTCGATGCCAGCTTGTTTGCAGGCATGAACATGTAAAATTGCCTTATGCCCAACAACAGGCAGAAGGTCTTCTACTTTGCGACTTGATTTATCTGGGTTGAATGTTGACATGCCCCCATTGTGAAGGGGGCAAGGGGTTGGTTCTTTTAATGCGTATTAAAACTTAAATGCTATTTTCCAGCTGCAATATTTAAAATACCTTTTAGCCCTACAACAGCTTCAGTATGTGATTGCCCGCCTTTTCTAACCCCCAAATATAAAGCAATCACTTTTGCAAACTCTGGCGTACCTTCACCTATATGACATATCGCTCCCGCCTCTAATACTTCAAGCGCAGTTACATCAATACCTTCTTCTTTACCTGCATTTGCACCAGCAATACTCATGTCTGATATTGCAACTGGCGCCTCACCATATTCATTTGCAGCTCTGTCAAGCAACTCTTTAGAATGAATAACACTAGGATCATTTTCAGGAATATATTTACCCACACTTACCACTGCAAATTTATACTCCAGTGGCATATCATGCTTATCATCTGCCACTTTAGGTTCTGCAATACTTTGTATTACCTGCTTAACCTTATCCCCTTCAGCACCTTCGTTACATGCGGCAAGCAACGTTAGAATTAAAATCAATAATAGTCTTTTCATTAATCTTCTCTTTTTACAATACAAATCATTCTACGCTTTTTTCTTTACTTGATGTTTCGCCACCGCATGAAGCATTGTTTCAGCCGCGTCTTTTTCCTTATCGCCAAGCGCCCTGAAATCATCGAGCAGCGCTAACTCCCTTTCGCTTAATAGCTCTTGCCTCACTACATGATTTGAGTTTAGCCCGCCAGTTGGGTAATTGCCCCCATACAGCCTGCTGCCATTAATTACATATTGCACATCCACCCCAACTAGCGCCAATAGCGCCAACTGTATGGCCGTTGGTGCAGAATCACCCGCCTCATAATTACAGTAAGTTCTCTTAGAGACCTCCGCTTGCAATGCCATTTGATCTTGAGTTAATGCAAGCCTTTTGCGCTCCTCAATCAATCTATCGTAAAAATGTTGCATATATTTGCAATACCTCCTTGCATATTGCAGAATATTGCAATATGATAACTACACAATTTAACTTTATTACTTTACTTACATAGGCAAAAAAAATGCACCCTGCCGATATTAATTCTGCCTTGATTAAAAAAGGCACAAACCAGACCATCATTGCTGAGTCTTTGGGTATTAGCCATGTGGCGGTTTCTCATGTGATTCGTGGTCGCTCAACTTCTAAACGCATTGCCGATGCAGTATCTAAAGCCACAGGCATTTCAGTTGATAAGTTATGGCCTGGCAGATACCCACGCCAAAGCAGACATAAACTTGCGGTGGCAGCATGAAAAACCTCATTAATGATTTTGGCTTTTCATTAAGTGCTTGCGTTTATGGCGAACTTCACGTGCCACATTCAAATCCGCAACCATCGCCTTTACTACCCGCTTTGCAACAGGAAGCCACGGCTTTTCATGATTGCGCCGCTCAGAATAATGAAGGACTTCTGAAGTGAATTTTTCACCATCAATAGCGCCTTCAATTTCTAGCGCCGCAATCAAGTGGTTGAGCATTAATGCTACAGCTTCAACTTGCCCACTTAATTCATTGAAATCAGCTTCTTCCATAATCATCTCCGCACTTGATTTTGTATGGTTGCATTTTGCAACAATGCAAAGCCCTTGCATAGAGCAAAAACAGTTGTTTGTTTCTAACCATCTTTAGGAGGCATTTAGAAAAATGGCCCGCAATTGGAATCGCGTTATCCCACGCAACACATTAGAAGCGATGAGACTTTGTAAAGATTATGCCAAGGAGAAAAAAAACCTAAGCGTAGAGCGCATTGCAGACTTAATGGGCGTGACTGCTGACAATTTATACGCATGGCTAGGCAACGGCAAAATGCATGTTCAGTTAGTGCCTAACTATGAGCATATATGCGGTTGTAGCTTTATTAGTGATCACCTAGCACATAGCAACGGCAAGCTTGCTGTAAAGGTGCCGTCAGGTCGCATGCTGCAAGATACCGACTTACTGCAGATGCATACTAGCTTTTCAAAGACCATGAATTTGCTAGCAAATTTCTACGATGGCAAGGCTGAAGCAGCTGAAACACTTAACGCCATTACTGAGCACATGCAAGTGAGCGCATGGCACCGCGCCAATATCATTAAACACGAACAACCAGAATTTGAATTTGAGGAAGAGTGATGGCTAAAACAGCAACCAACCAGTCAGGCGAAAAAATACTAGATGTGCTTAACGTGCTGCTACGTAACTTTACAACAGGCTTAACACCTACTGAGCTAACTAAAGCGACAGGCTTAAGCGCCAGCAACATTACTCGCTACATCAATACGCTTGAAGGCAAAGGCTTTGCAGAGCGCATTACTGATACTGGCCGCATTCGTGCCAGCCATAAAATTGCTCAGCATGCCGTCACCATTATGCGTGACCTGCAACAGGCTGAAAGCCGCATTCAAGAATCGCTATCACGCATTACTAGGGAGATATAAAAATGGCACGTCAAAAACAAGAATATACTGCAATCGCTCCAGCACTAACTGATGCAGATACACCAGGCTTGCCCGCAATGGCAGCGGCACTAAATCAAGAGGTTATCGCAGCAGATGAAGCTAATGATAACGCGCAGGCAGTTGCTAAGCAGCTTGGTTACGAAGGCGTAATGACAGTAGGCGCTTTAGAAGATGAGATTCGCTTTTACCAACGCCGCACTGCCGAAGCTTGCTTAGAGTTAGGTAAACGTTTGCTTATATTGAAAGAACTAACCCCACATGGTGAGTTCGTTCAGCGCATAGAGTTACTTGGGTTTTCAGCTAGAGCTACTCAAAAATTTATGCAAGCTGCTTTCAAGTTTTCCAAAAGCGCCAATTTGGCGCTTTTGGCAGAGCGAGTTGGAAGCCAATCAAAATTGCTTGAATTGGTCACAATGGATGATGAAGACATCCAAGAGTTGGCTAACGGTGATTCAGTGCGCGGTTTGAGTCTAGATGAAATCGACACGATGACTACATCACAGCTTAAAGCAGCACTGCGCGAATCAAAATTAAACTATGTCGCGCAAGGCAAAGTACTTGAAGAAAAGAACACGGCTAACGACAAGTTAGCCACTGCCTTAAACGCACGTGATAGTCGCGTTGCACAAAAGTCTCAAGATGAAATCGCCAAAGAGCTACGCAGCCAAGCTGTGGTTGATGGCTTTGCGGCCGAGCATGCCATACAACACCAGCTAGGCGCTACGTTTAAAGCCCTTACCGAGCACTCACTTGATAATGGTGGCGACCATAAACAATTTATGCTGGGCCTAGTCACGCAGATAGAGCTTGAGTTATTAAAAGTGCGCGAAGAGTTTAACTTGTTTGGTGAAATAACTACCGATGATACGCCAGACTGGATGAAGCCAGATGCAACGGACGCAGCTGAAAAAATAAGTGCTGAATGGGCAGCTAAACTGGCTTCGCCAGAGTGGGCTGATCATCCAGCAGCAAAGGCGGTTTCAAAAAATCAAGAGTCTGTGAACTAATCATGAGCGCGGCGATGAATGAGCGTTTAGTTGAAATTGCACAGCAAGCTAGGCTGGCACCATTTGGCACTAAAGAAGCAGTTTACACTGCGGCTTGCCAAGAGCTTGGCCTCCCGCGTGCAACCTTGTTGCGCAAGCTTAAAACGGTGGCATTTTCTGCACCACGTAAGCAGCGTGCAGATAAAGGCGACACTAGCGTTTCTCATGCTGATGCTAAAAAAATAGCCGCTTACATCAAGGCGCATACTCGCCAAAATGGTAAACAGATTATGACACTTGAGCATGCGTTAGAAGTATTGCGCAGCAACCGTGAAATTACGATTGATAGTGTAGATGAAACCACTGGCGAAGTATTTTTAACAGCTATTTCTACTGTACGCCGCGCACTCAAAACCTACGGCCTAGATGTTGAAACGCTTAACGCACCAGCACCAGCGGTGCAAATGGCAAGTAAACACCCAAACCATTTATGGCAGATTGATGCTTCAATTTGCGTGCTTTATTATCTGCCAAAATCTGGCCTGCAAGTCATGGAAGAATCAGTGTTTGAAAAGAACAAACCTGAGAACTTTAAAAAAGCTGAGCTAGATCGCGTATGGCGCTTTTTAGTTGTAGACCATTGCAGTGGCTCTATTTATGTTGAGTATGTATTTGGCGGTGAAAATACTTCAAACTTAATCAGCATATTCTTAAATGCCATTCATCAGCGTGATGGTAAGCCATTTTATGGTGTGCCTCTTTGCTTATATATGGATGCTGCCAGCGCGAATAAGAGTTCTACATTCCGCAATTTGTGCCGCAGTTTGCAGATTGATTTAGCCCATCACTTACCAGGCAATTCACGCGCGACTGGATCTGTTGAAAAGGCGCAGGATATTGTAGAACGGCAATTTGAATCATGCCTTAAATCCATACATATCACTTCAATTGAGCAGTTAAATGAAGTAGCTGTGCGCTGGATGTTTAAATTTAACGCTAGCGCGATACATACTCGCCACCAAATGACGCGCTACGGTGCATGGCTTAAGATTAAATCAGACCAGCTACGCTTAGCACCTGCCATTGAACTATGCCGTGAGTTAGCGCGCAGCGCGCCAATTGAACGCACTGTGAGCAACTACCTCACCATTGATTTCAAAGGTAATGAATACGATGTAAGCCATCTTAATGATGTACATGTGAATAAAAAAGTGTTGGTTTGTGTTAACCCTTATCGCATCGACTCTGTGCAAATTGTGCAAGTAGGTGAAGATGGTCACGATAAATTCTTTGTCATTGAAGCTGCTAAAAAAGACAGCGAGTTTGGCTTTTACACTACAGCCAATGTTTATGGCGAAGGCATTTCAAAACATGCCGATACTCAAGCGCAAAAACAATCTAAACAGCTAGATCAGTTAATTACTGGTCAAGATAAAGAGGCTGATGTTAAGAAAGCGCTTCGTAGCAAAGCATTGCCCTTTGATGGCCGCATTGATGCCTTTAAACCGATGGATGACTTTATTGCACCAACCTTTATGCCGCGCCGTGGTACTGCACTCAACGTGCCTGATTTAGCGATGCCTGAAATTAAACCGCTATCACTGATTGAAACCAAAATGCGCTTGCGCCCAATACTGGGTTACGCATTGACGCCAGAACAAAACACCATGCTTAAAACAGCTTACCCAAATGGCGTGATGGAAGACCAATTGAATGAAGTAGTAGAAATGCTAGAGAACAAACCGCAAGCCCCTAGATTGGTGGCTGTCGGCTAAAAGAATTTCGCCCAGTGTGCGTCAACACATTGGGCGACGGTTGCACCGCAAGGTGCGTTTTTAAAACAAGCGAGGTAAGTATAAATGAAAAATTTAACTAGCACAAAACTTGGAGGCGAATATGTCAGCGCTTCTTCAATTTAATGCAGCAGGATACCACTATATGCCAATCAAACTAAAAGCAATTTTAATGCGCTTCGGCATTAAACAAAATGACTGGTGCAAAGCGGTGATTCAAGTCAGCGGCATGCCACTCAGCCTGAGTGCTGGTGCGCAAGTCATTAACTGGGATACATGGCCTAAAGCCACACCGAAGGCTTCTATTGTTGCGCAAACAGAAACGTTTTTACGCAGCTCTGGCGTGCCAGAGAGTGAAATTGCACAGGCTTGGAATATCGACGAAACAGATGGCTTAAGAAACGGCCACCCTGCAGGCGTACATGTAGGCCAGTACCCACGCGCAGTACTTGAAATTGACCCAATTGGAGAACCTGAAATGTTGTCACCTAATGCTAAAAAACACTTCTCAATCTTTCGCGATCCATTTAAAGATGAAGTGAATAGCGCTGACGATGTTTATACCAGCCCAGATATTCGCTACATCCGTGAGGCGATGTTTACCACAGCTAAACATGGTGGATTGCTCGCGATAGTTGGTGAGTCAGGAAGTGGGAAAACCACATTACGGAAAGATTTAATCGAGCGAATCAACCGTGATAAAGAGCAGATTGTCATTATCTTCCCTAGAACTATTGATAAATCAAATCTTAACGCAGGCAGTATTTGCGAGGCGATTATCAAAGACTTGCAGCCAGAAGCCAAACTGCCACAAAGCTTAGAAAGCAAAGCACGTATCGTTGAAAAAATTCTTAAAGCCAGCGCTGAAGTTGGCACTAAGCATGTGCTTATTATTGAAGAGGCACACGACATTACAGTTCAATGTATGAAATATTTAAAGCGCTTTTGGGAGCTTGAAGACGGCTTTAAAAAACTGCTCTCAATCGTTTTAATAGGTCAGCCTGAATTAATGGATAAATTGAATGAGGCAAAGAATCCTAATGCACGCGAGTTTATTCGCCGCTGTGAAGTTGCGCAACTGGTGCCGTTAGATCGTAACCTTGAAGGTTATCTCATGTTTAAGTTTGATCGTGTAGGTAAATCTTTTGGAGACATATTTGAAGGTGATGCATTTGAAGCCATTCGTAAGCGCCTGACAAAAAATGAACAGGGACAGGTGCTATCTAACCTAAACCCGCTAATGGTGAATAACTTAGTGACTAAAGCACTCAATCTTTGCGCAGAAATTGGCGAAGAAAAACTGAGCGCTGAAGTGATTAGAAAACTTTAGGAGCCGATCATGAATAATAAATACGATAGAAGCTGGGCAGATTTACATGGCATGCCAGCCAAACCAATTACACCACGCCATATTTGTGTACTAAAAAACCAAAGCCTGCTGGCACGCGCAGCTAAATCTTTAGTGCGCATTTATAAATCAGTGGCTTTGTACTCAACAACAAATTACAGCTGGTCAACTAGCTGGCTAGTCGCTGCGAGATAAATCATGGCGACTATTCAAGATAAAAAGCCGCGCATCAGCATTATTGACCATGTAAATAATTACTTTTACATGCATCAAAACGAAGCTGTTAGAGCATCAGATTTAAAAGAAACCATGCTTTCAATTGGCTCGCCAGTGAAATCCGCCGTGCAACATATTTGCCTACTAGTGAAGCGTGGCGATGTGGTCTGTGCAAAAAAAGGTGCTGGCCAACGTCAATCGGTTTACATGGCCACAGCGCAGATTCAATACATTACCGAATCAAGACGCACCCGTGTTTATCAGCGAAAGTTTGCGGATGAAGTTGAACGCCAAACGCCTGAAGGTGTGTTGATGCTGCAGAACATATTTATACCGAATAGTGCTGTATTAATTGGTATGGCGAACGGAGCTTAGTCATGTCATTTGACAATAATTTTTTAGGTCAGCTTGTGAATAAATTACCGACTCTTGAAGAGGAGTTGGTACAGATTTTAACGGCTACAAAAAAACCATTATCAGTGAGTGACATATATAAACAATCAAAGGTGGCGGTTACATCAAGAGATATTAGTTTGCTTTTAGCGCAAAGACGCGAGGCGCTCAATATTGAAATTGCTCACTTTGCTACACGACCAGGCTTTAGAGAGTGTGCTCATTACCAAATGAGTACGATCAATGATCAAGTAAATGACATTCAATTGTCGCTAGTTACTGATACGCCTGAACTTAAACATGAAGAGGTATCTGAAATGAATACTGAAGTTCAACGAACTGTATCAAAAATGGATATATTTAATCTAGTAATGCACAAAGGAACTGTTAAAAAATCTTGGTTATATGAGCAGCTTTGTAATAATGATATTAATAAAAAATATACACAGAAATATACCAGTGAGTTAGTGATTAAAGGTGTATTAAAAGAACAAAATTTAGAAGATGGGAAGCTAATATCACTGGGTGAGAATGCAAATAAATTTTTATCCCAAGAAAGTCGTGGCCAAAGGCCTACCCAATATAAACCTAAAGTTAAGGCTCCAAAATTTAAGATTTTATCGCCTTCAGAGTTAAATACAAAAGATGCGGTAAAGGTTGAGTATTTCAACTCAATAGATGAGGTATCAGGTAAGCAAAATATTCATTTTACAAACTTCCCTGATCCTTATTTAGAAATTATTGCATCTGAAAAAATAGCTGAAGAAGCATTCGTAAGTCCAGTTTGCGAAATTTCGCAAACTGCTGAAAAGCGCAGATTTAGAGTTGCGATAACAAGCGATAGAACGTTGCTGTTATTTGGCATTCAATCCGAGCCGATTGAACTTGATATTTTTGAGTCAGATACGCTTATTGAGTTTTGTGATTCAGTTGGTTTAAGTATTCCAATGACAGTGGGTATGCATGGCACAGACTCTCATACCGTAGCAGGAAAGCAACTGTAATGCGTCTAACCTGCCCAAACTGCTACGAGACACTTAGCCTAGCTGCACTCATTGAGCATGATGCTGCGCGTGAGGCTATTAAGCTGGCGCTTGAGTTTCCTGCGCCTTTGGGCAAGCAGCTTATGCAATACGCCAGCTTGTTTAAACCAGCACAGCGTGCGCTCAGCATGGATAGATTCAGCAGCATACTCAATGAGTTATTGCCAATGATTAAAGCCGCACAAATTGAACGCGGTGGCAGAGCATGGCCCGCGCCGCAAGCTTACTGGCAGCAAGGTTTTGAAAGCATGTGGCTAGGCCGTGACAAGCTCACCTTGCCACTTAAAAGCCACGGTTATTTGCTTGAGATTATTTCAGGGTTTGCCAATAAAGCGGAAGGCCAGCAAGAACGCAAAGGTGAGCAAGGTCGCAAGTATGGCGAAGTGGTGACTGGTGCTTACATCTCTCAAGCAACTAAGGCGGCGCATGGTGTTATTGATCATGCTGGTGACGCCACCAAAATGGTGCCGAATAAAGTGGCTAAAGGTGAAGCCAAAGTAAATCTACGTGACACATTAAACAAGATGACTGGAAAAAACCATGCTGAGTAAATTTATTACTGAAATGCAGAACCATATCGGGCGTGACTTGGCGATTAGTGGTGAGTGTTTAGCGCAAGCGCTTGGCACCACACCGCGTCAAATTAGACATATTACGGATATGGCTATTGATGAAGGCATCTCGCTATGCAGTCATCCATCGCATGGTTACTGGATTGCGCTAGATGTGAAAGAGCTAGAGGCCACCTGCCAGTTTCACCGCAGCCGTGCGCTTCATGAATTGCAGAAAGAAGCAAAACTTAGAAAGATTGGTTTAGCAGATTTGCTTGGCCAGATGCATTTAAGAACTTAAACAACAACTAAATTTAACAGGAGAACCCAATGGCAAAAGCACCAAAACTTAAAGCAGTCGCACAAAGCTACGTTCCGCAAAGCCGCAATGAAGTGGCTGATCATATCGACTTAATCGGTAGCGCACAGCGTGAGTTACAACGCATTGAATTAGATATTGACGACATCGTTTCAAAATTGCGCCTAGATAAGCAACCAAAGATTGAAGCGTTAACCAACACCATTGCTGACTTATCTAAAGGCGTACAAACATGGTGCGAAGCAAACCGCGACAGCATTACAGATGGCAACAAAGTTAAATCAGCCAACTTAACCACTGGCGAGGTGAACTGGCGTCAGCGTCCGCCAAGCGTAAAAACACGCGCCAGTGCACAGCTATTTGAAAAGCTTAAACGCTTAGGCTTCAGCTTTTTTATTCGTAGTAAAGAAGAGCTGGACAAAGACGCTATTTTAGCCAAGCCAGAAACTGCAGCGGCTGCAGGTATTGAAATTACGACAGGTATAGAAGACTTTGTAATCACGCCGTTTGAGCAACAACTAGCGGCATAAATGTTGACCACCCAAGCTGTGAGTGGGGAGAATAACCGCAGCAGACTGTGATGATGTACTCCATAGAGTCTTCCTTTCCATCCGGCACAGTCAATTAACTTAATTTTTATACTTATATATAGGAGCTTCAAATGAATCAAGCACAATTAGTAGATGCAATCGCAGCAGACCCAGCCAATGAAGGCATATCAAAGAAATCAATCAAGTGGGTGTTAGAGAGCGCAGGCTCAATCACCCAAGGCGCACTAGCAACAGGTGACGAAGTGACTTTGCCTGGCATTGGCAAGCTAACTGCTAAAACACGCGCTGCCCGCACTGGACGCAATCCAAGCACTGGTGAAGAGCTTCAAATTGCAGCAAAAGTGGTACCGCATTTTAGTGCTGCTAAAGCGCTGAAAGATGCAGTAGCTTAAGACTAAAACTCTCATTTATAGCCTGTTGAAAAATAGGCTATGGAAGATGGTTTTAATGGAGAAAATTATGAGTAATTCAACTAAATCTGTT